CCCGTTTCTTTGACGTATGCCCGCATATTAGCTTGCTTTTGGGCAACCTTTTGTTCGGCGGCCTTTACCGCTTCGGCATCGCCTGTTGCTTTTGCAACCTCAACATCGCGTTTGGCTTCCCGTATCTCGCGCTCATATTGCCGCTGCTTTTGGCTTTCCTCGTATTCCTTGTCGTTCTCGGCCTCGCTCTGTTCGGGGCCGTCCTGCGGATATGAAAAACCGTCAATCATCGGTATCGGGTGATGCCCGCAATTTATTCCAAACAGTCCTGCCGGTTCGCCGTATGATGACTCTGTTATATTATCATATTGATGTTTATGTCCGGCGCCGTCTGTAAATACTCCCGATCCCGACCAGGAGAAAAACTTACCTTGATACGGAAAACACAAGGGCCTTGCCCCTGGGTGACTTGATACTTGGAAAATATCGCCACCGCCAAACTCCTGTTGACGGGTCCTTATCGCTGTTATTGCCGCATTATGCGCCGTTGTCCTTACAACCATTGCCGCATATGCATCGGCTGACCATTTACGCCCTGCGCGGTCATAAAATCCCGTGATGCCGGTTGCCGCAAGCTGATTCATCGCCTTGCGGATTGCCATAGTGCGTGTTTCAACGCCGGTTGTAACCGCCAAGGCTCCCGATTCAAGGGCAAGTTTTGCCTCCTCTATCTGTGCCGCGTTGACCGCTGTTGTGATACCCTTCAAATACGCTTGCTGCGTACTCTGTAGCATCGTTGTATTGGTCATATTCATTTTATCGACTGCCTGGTCAACGTATGCCTGCACGTCCTGTCGCATCATAATTGATGTTGAGGGCGTGTTTTGCGGGTCTTGGAGCTTTCCTTCCTCTGCCGCCTTGCGCAACTGTGGGTCAATATCTAAACACGCCTTTTCCGATACCTGTAAAAAAGCCTTTTCAATCTCTCCGGGTAACATTTGCGTGTTTTTTGCTATTATTGCCGCGGATTCTGCAGTAAGTGCGCCCATTTCAGATAACTTTTTTATTTCCCAATACCGGGTGCGCTCCCACCCGCTTATCTGAAAGTGTCTTGCAATATTTATCAGCAGCTCATCAATGGTCCTTTGGTAAATGGCCTCGACGGGTTCTGATATCTCGAGTATCTCTTTCGGTGTCAACTGTGCCATCGTGTACCTCTACACTAAATCCCAATCGCTCGGGCCGTATCGTGACGGTGTAATCATTTGATATGAGCTGACCGACAAAACCCATCAAGTCCGCATTTTCTCTAAAATTAAACTTACTCAATGCCGTTAAAATCCCTCACATCAAGCGCGGGCATTGTGACCGTGTTCTCCTGCGCTATCCTCTCAAGCTCGGCCTTTGCCTGTTCTTCGGTTAAGTTCTGCCCGTACTTGCTATCGGTCAAGAATGTATATTTTGACATAAGGCCCGCACCAACAAGGGTTATGCCCTCGTTTATATTGGTCTGTCGGTCCTGCGTGATCCCGTCGTCCATTGATACTTTTAACTCGTACCCCTGCTCTTTAAGTGCCGCAATCGAGTATCCGTTGTAAGACATTTCATAGATTGCAGCAACCTCAATTATTGCGTTTACAATATCCTTGATTGCCGGGATAATCTGATTTTGGAAGTTCTTGACCGTCTTATAGGTCTTGCTGTTTTCGGATACAACCTCTGTTGCTGTTTTTAGTCCGCCGTGTGCGTCAAATGAGAATGTACCAAATGACAACCCAATCTGCATACATAACAGGTTAAGTAGGGCGTTCATTGCCTCCACGTGTTCCTCTACTCTCAAGGATACGCTGTTATCCTGTATCTTGAGGGTGTCGGGGTCATCCGTCGATAATGCCTCGTACGTTTCGTCGGTTGCATCAAAATATCTGCATTGTTTGCCGGTGTCGGGGTCAACTACCTTGCGTATCATCCTTGCCGGTACAATGATCCTTTTTTTACCAAGCCTAAACTCACGAACAAAGCTGTCAAAACATATGTCAATGGCGTGTAACGTATCCATCGCGTTACCGTACATTGAAATGCCGAGTGGTGAGTTATCATCTATATTATTGGCCTTGGGTGTTCTAAAGTACGTGAAAAGGCTGTACTCTGTCTCGATCTCGATCTCCTCATCCAAATTAGGATAAAGGGTTGCAAGTGGGTACCTAAACCCTAATATATCTTGATCTCCGCCCACTCCGTCTTTTTTCATTTCAGCACGATAAAGCTCGTTGCGGATTTTATACGTTAAGCCATCCCAAAAATGCCACTCAAGCAACGTGTAATAATAACCGCCTTTTGCGGTACGGGTCACAAATATTGCATCATCAACACCGGCATTATTCCAGGCCGTGGGAACAAACTGATCCGCCATTGCAAAGCCTAAACGGATTTTATCGGTGCCGGGTATCTCGTTTCCCTCCCGATCCCGTTTTACCTCGTGCCACGCCTTTATTGCGTGACCTCCGAGTGCTGCAGCTTGTTCGATTGACTCTAAAAATTTTGTATGGAAATTGTTATCATTTAAAACAGACTTGACAAAATCGTTTAGCGGGTCATCCTCGCCCTCATATCCGTTAAGAGATATATTGACGTCGCATTGATCCGTCCAAACAAGTCCGGCAATCTCACTTGATACCGCTGCGCTCATATTTATATATGCCATATTGCGTTTATTTTGCGGGTTTTCGATTGTCGGTGCGGGTATAAGATGCCACGGCTTATAAAAACCGCGATACAGGTATTTCCAAGGGAAAATACCGATATTATAAAACTGGTTAAATGCTGGTACGTCCTCAAGGTCAAATATGCTCTTATATTCCTTCCCAAGGCCCGTGTTTGCTCCTGTGCGCATTATTGTATCAGCCATTTTCCTTTTTAACCTCTCAAATGCCATATCATTTACCAATAGCCGTATTGCTTTGAAAAATACGTGTTACTATACCTAACTTCATCCATTGCGTGATTGTAAGCGTCAACAGGGTTGCCGTTATCATCGACGCAATATAACCCAGCCTCTTTTATAAACGGCTCAACGCCGTATCGGTCGTCGTCAACCAAATAAAAGCGACCGTCATTGATTGCGTTCTGCAACTCCTCAATACCGACCTTGATACCCTTTGACGATCCTTTGATATCATGGCCGTTGTTGTCGGCTTTGGTCGTCGGATATCCGAGCTTGTCGATCTCGAGCCGTAACGCCTTACACGCCGGGTCGATCATTATGCAGCTTTCCCGCATCCCGGTTTTTTGACGCATAGCCGGGATAAACTCGCCGCATATATGCCGAGCCTGGTCGCTCATTGCCATTGTGCCGCCGTTGTAATACCAATTCCCGATACGTAATAAGTGATGTCGACGGTTTTCGAGCATCAACACAACATAACATCCGATTGAGGTTGCATCTGTTGCTCCACCGTCACCTGCGAAGTACATTTCCATCATTACGCCCTTGTCGGGTATCCTCGGGAGTATATGCTTGGAAGTGTCAAACATCCAATATATAACGCCCTGCGGGATGGTACGCTCACCGAGCCAATCGCGTTTCCAAAGGAAGGGTGATTTTTCGCAAGCGTGCTTTATCTCGTCAAGACGATCCTCGGTCAATATCGGGTTATCCTTGCACGTCCAATGGATAAACCGGCAATCCTGTATCTCGAGTACCTCTTTGATAACAGGGTCTTGCGGTGCTGGCGGGTTGCAATCTGCAATGTGCCAACGATCCTTCGCGGCATATGTACGCCTTAAGCACTCCTGTATCATATTGAGGTGTAAAAGGTTGATTTCACAAAAGTAAACGGACCCAAGCGACATACCCGTGATTGATTTGTGGCTATCCGCTTTGCCGCCGCCCTTCCAATACACCTTGCGGATGTTTTTGTCGCCATATCTTGATGCCGGGAGGGTTATCAGCAAATGTGCGCCCTCATCATCGTGCGATGGCCTCACATATCCGGCAAAATTATGTATTAGTCCTAACCCGTCACCGTCTATAACCAAGCGATATGCTTGTTCCGCGCTATATGCTGTGACAAGGTGGTTTGTGTCGCGGGTGATTAACAAATGATCCGTATACCTGGCAATGCCTGCCGTGGTCTTGCCCGATCTCGGCGTACCTTCCATCCAATCTATAGTATGGTCATACGGCGCAAGTATTAGCTGTTTTTGTTTATCACTCCACGTTATCTCTCTCATTGTGTAATTTTAAAAGGCTCTCAAGGACTCCGTTTGACCTGTCCATTGCATCCGCAATATCCCGGTCACGCTGTCCGAGGTATTGTTTGCCGAGCCATATTGCCATTGCCGCCGATTTCTCGGCAAGTTTAAACTGTGCACGCCGCAACGATGTTTTGCCGTTTGCCGAGTGTTTTTTATATACCTCCGCAAAACTCTCATCGTATGTGCGTTTACACCAACGCTCGATCGTGTCGGGTGAGCAATTACAAATACCCGCTATTTCGTCAAGGGTGCATTGCAAACCGCATAACTTTTCAAACAATGTTTGGTCTATTTCTTTTTTAGGTCTGCCGCCCTTGTTTGTCGCCATTTAATAACACCGCCTTTTTGCCTGTAAGGTTTTCCCAGCGTGTCAATATTACATCGCAATAATGCTCGTCAAGTTCACACATAAAACATTTTCTGTTTAACTGTTCACAGGCTATTAGTGTGCTACCACTACCGCCGAAAAGGTCTAACACAATTTCGTTTTCAAAGCACGAATTATTCAAGGCTTCTGCAACAAGTTCAACGGGCTTTTGTGCATTATGTTCTCTATCTTGCACTCGTTTGTATTTCCACACATTACTTTTCCCTTTAATATTTCGCCTATTCTTGTATTCGGTCTTTCCTGCCTGCATTGTCTTTTGTTTATGATTTTCAAAAAACCATATGAGTTCATACTGCGACATATACGGAGAGCCAAGCCCAATGGATTCTTTATCCCAAACAATGAGCGATTTCTCTGTCAACTGTGTTTTCTTCGCTTCTGTTA